GTTTGTTGTTTTATGGTGTTGCTTATTGGCGTGTTACAGAATTATATGCAGATGATTTAAGACCATCACGATTTGAGTGGGTCGCTAACAATCGAGTTACATTTACTACAAATAAATTTGGCACAGAGGTTGAGAAGTATTATGTAGATGGCGTTGATGCACCTATGTCTGGTATTGGATCTCTTATTACATTCCAAGGCCTAACACAAGGTGTATTACAAACCGCAGCACGTACAATACAAGCTGCATTAGATTTAGAAAAAGCGGCAGCTATATCTGCTGCAACACCAATGGCTACAGGGTTCATAAAAAACACAGGTGCAGATATGCCAGAAGCACAGGTACAAGGATTATTAGCTGCCTGGAAGTCAGCACGTCAAAATAGAAGCACAGCATATCTGACTAGCACTTTATCTTATGAGCCAGTGGGCTTTAGTCCTAAAGATATGATGTATAACGAAGCACAACAATATCTGGCAACGCAAATTGCCAGAGCTATGAACGTGCCTGCATATTACATATCCGCAGATATGAATAACAGTATGACCTATCAAAACATTATCGATGGTCGTAAAGAGTTTGTTGCTTATTCATTACAGCCATTTATTTGCGCTATTGAAGATCGCTTGTCTATGGATGATATAACCGCACGAGGTCATATTGTTAGATTTGCTATTGAAGAATCGTTTTTAAGAGCCGACACAATGAAGCGCTTAGAAGCATTAGAGAAAATGATTAACTTAGGCTTAATCGATGTTGAACAAGCCAAAGAAATGGAACAAATGACACCTAACGGAAGAGAAGAAGACGATGATACTTACATTCAGTAGCCAGGTAGAAGCTGCCGATACAGAGCGCAGAGTTATTGCTGGCAAGATCGTGCCATTTGAAGAAGTAGGCAATACTTCTGTAGGTAAAGTGGTTTTTGCTAAAGGATCAATCGAGATCGGTGACCCAGGCAAGGTTAAGATGCTTATGCAACACAGTGCAGAGCGCCCTATCGGTAGAATGCAAAAATTTAACCAGGCAGAAGATGGCATATACGCATCATTTAAAATTAGCGCATCAATGCAAGGCCAAGATGCTTTAATCCTTGCAGGTGAACAGTTAATCGATGGTTTGTCAGTTGGTGTGGATGTTAATAAGTCCGTACAGAAAAAAGATTATTTATACGTAACTAGCGCAACTCTACGTGAGGTCAGCCTAGTCGAAACGCCTGCATTTAGTGCAGCGCAAGTAACTAAAGTTGCTGCTAGCGAAAGCGAAGCAGAGACACCAATCGAAACTAAAGAAAGCGAGGCTCCTGTGGAAGATTTAGCAACAGCGCCACAAGAAGCAAAGGCAGAGGCTGCTACTCCTACAGTAGAAGCCGCACGCCCAGTCATTACAGCACCAATTATTACAACCTCAGTACGTTCACCAATCAACTCAATGGCGAAGTACACAGAGCACAAGATCAAGGCTGCATTAGGATCAGATGAATCAAGACTGTACATAGCTGCAGCTGATGACTCATTCTCAACTAACCCAGCATTTAATCCAACCCAATTCCTAACCGAGTTTGTAACTAACACTCGATTTGGTACACCTGCAATCGATGCCTGTTCACAAGGCACATTACCAGCACAAGGTATGACCATTTCAGTACCATCTTTGGTTACTACCGCAGGCGGTGGAACAGGTGTAGCACCAGTTGTAACTGTTGAGGCAGAAGCTGGCGCAGTACAAAACACAGGTATGGAGACTGCTTACCTAACAGGTACAGTACAAAAATACTCAGGAATGAACACACTTTCAGTAGAACTACTAGAGCGTTCAGACCCTAACTTCTATGCAGAGCTAACACAACAGCTACAAAATGCATATTTGACAACTATTGACACAGCAGTATTAACCGCTTTGTTAGCAGCAGGTACATCAGCATCAGCAGTATCAGCAGACAGTGACGGAATTGTTGCTTACTCAGCACAATCAGCCGCAGCTGTTTACAAGAACACTGGCTACTTTGCACAGAACTACATCGCTAACCCAGCACAATGGCAGGCACTAATTGGCGCACTAGATAACACTGGCCGACCAATTTACAATGCAATTCAACCAATGAACGCTGCTGGAGATGTACGACCATCTTCAATCCGTGGTTCAGTGACTGGACTTGATCTATACGTAGACAAGAACTTCTCACAAACTGCATTCGATGATAACTCAGCAATCATTCTTGCACCAGAAGCATTTACTGTATACCGCTCACCTCAGGCTTATATGTCTGTTAACGTGGTATCTAACTTGCAGGTACAGGTTGCAATCTATGGCTTTATGGCAACAATCGCCAAAATGCCTAACGGAATCATCAAGTTCGCAGCACAACCTTAATCGAACACAATCAGTAATCTCTGGGGTTTAGTAGCCCTAGCCCCAGAGAGCTATTAGCAAAGGAGTAGAGATGCCAGCAACGTTTGTTACAACAGCCGAGTTACGGGCTAATCTTGGTATTGGTTCACTCTACTCCGATGCAACAGTAGAAGAATGCTGTCAATCGGCAGAAGATTTAATCCAACAATACTTATGGCACAACGATGCCCCAGTAGTAGGCACAGCGTTACAAGATAACGTGGCAACACTTATGCTTTCTAATCCGAACGCATTTGTAACAGGTCAGCAAATAGTAGTAAGCGCTTGTGGTTCAACATTTAATGGCACTTACACAATCACTGGCACAATACCGCCAAGCACAGGCACAACTAGCCTTATCCCAGTATTTATGTATCAATTTGGTCAAATTAATTACCCTAATGGTTATTCATTTGTGCAATATGCAAAAACAGCAGCTAATCAAAATTTTCATAAAGTAGTACCTTATGGCAACGCAAGAGGCCCAGAACACAAAACCCAATCTTATGCGAGCACCCCTGCAATACGAGAAGCTGCGATGATAATTGCAGTGGACATCTGGCAAGCAAGACAAGTTAGCCAGACAGGTGGGGTCGGTATGGATGGGATCAGTGCCAGCCCCTATCGGATGGGTTATCAGCTGATTAACCGAGTGCGTGGTCTCATCCAGCCGTATTCAAGTCCAGCATCACTGGTGGGCTAATGGCAGCGATCTCTACCCTACGTGGCACGCTAGCAACCGCCCTTACAAACAATGGCGTATGGTCAACCTTTTCATTCCCACCTGCAACCTTGCTTGCTAATAGCGTTGTAGTAACCCCTAGCGATCCTTATATTGAGCCAAGCAATAACAGCCAGACAAGCATCGCACCCTTGGCTAATTTTAAGATTTTAATAACTACACCTGCATTCGACAATCAAGGCAACCTATTAGGCATAGAGAATTTTATTGTGGCAGTAATAACTAAACTAGCGGCATCAACCCTGGTTTACAACATATCAAGTGTCTCCGCTCCAGCTATAACCAATGCAGCTAGTGGAGATTTATTAACGTCAGAAATCACTGTATCAATCCTAACGAGCTGGAGTTAAAATGAGCACACACGAAGAAGACTTAGCCTTCTTAAAAAAGACAGGCCAAATAGCAAGCGCACCAAAACCAACTGCACAAACTAAGAAAGACGAGGAATAACAATGGCAATCTATTTAAATAATAACGTAGGTGTTAAGTTGGCTACCAATGCTGCGCCTACTACACCATCAATCGACATTAGCTCATACGTGACTAATGCCGTAATTAACCAAATCGTAGATGAGTTAGAAGTAACCGCTATGGGCGACACAGCACATAAGTTTGTTGCTGGACTACAATCAGGCACATTCACCATCGACTTTATCAATGACTGGGCAGCTGCTTCAGTAAACGAGACACTAAGCGCAGCCTTTGGCAAGACCCTAGCAGTATCAGTAATCACTGTTAAAGGCACTGCTGTATCAGCTACAAACCCTACTTACCAATTTTCAATCTTGGTAAATAACTTGACCCCAATCGGTCAAGGCGGCGTGGCTGAGGTTGCAACATCAAGTCTGTCCTTTACAGTAAACTCCGCAATTACAGTGTCATCATCGGTGGTATTCTAACTAAGGAGTAATAATGGCAAAGCTAAAGATAACAAGGGCTAATGGTGAAGTATCAGAGCACAAGATAACACCAGGTGTCGAGTACGCTTTCGAGTTAAAGTACGGCTCAGGTATTAGCAAGGTCTTGCGTGAGCACGAAAGGCAAACAGAGATTTTCTGGCTTGCTTATGAATGCTTACGCAGGGCTGGCGCTCAGATACCTTTGTGGGGAGTAGAGTTTATTGACAGCCTAGAAACTGTCGAGGTATTAGACGAAGAAAAAAAATAACTGAGCGGTCTTCAGTCCTTTACAGCATCGCACAGTTGAGCGTAGAGACTGGAATACCGCCTAGAGAGTTTATTGATATGGATAGCGAAATGTATGCCGCAATCATACAAGTCCTAACCGACAGAGCTAAGGAGATCCGAAATGCCAGTAGTCGTAAACGGCGTTAAGCAACTCCAGAAGGCTATGAGAGAAGTAGAGCCAGAGCTGAATAAACAAATGGCTAAAGATATTAAAACAGCGATGCTTACTGTTCGAGATACAGCACGTGGTTATTTACCACGCCAAGATGAGGTATTAAGCGGCTGGGGTAAAAGCACTGCCTCAGCTGAAACAATTAAATTTAGAGCATTTCCAGCATACGATTATTCTTTAGCAAGATCTTTAATTAAATACAACGCTGGCACAAATAGGCGCAATCGCAGTGGTTTTGCAGCAGCATTCTACGTGGCAAACATTTCAGCACCTGGCGCAATTTTTGAAACTGCTGGCCGTAAAAACCGCCAAGGCTCATCTAACTCTGAAAGTCTTAACCCTAATGCTGGCATCCAGTTTATAGAATCTGCTGAATCAATCAGCCAGATGAAAGGCGAAGGCAAGCAGCGAGGTCGATTAATTTACAGAGCGTGGTTTGAGAAATCTAATAAAGTTATCCCTGCCGTAATTTCTGCAATAAATACAGTGGCAACAGATTTTAATAAAAAAACACAACTACGTAAGGCAGCATAGTGGCTAATTTAATTGTCAGCGCAGTCAGCACCTTTGATAATAAGGGATTAAAAAAAGGCCAAAAACAAATTAGTGCGTTTGATAAACAAGTAAGCAAATTAGGTAAAACTTTTGCTGGCGTATTTGGGGCTCAGGCTTTATACAACTATGGCAAAAATGCAGTTAAAGCATTTATGGACGATGAAAAGGCTGCCAAGTCTTTAGAGTTGCAATTAAAAAACACTGGCAACGCATTTGCAGCACCATCTGTTGAATACTACATAGCCAATTTACAAAAGGTAACAGGCGTACTAGATGATGAATTGCGGCCAGCATTTCAGCAATTACTAACTTCTAGCGGATCAATTACTTTAAGCCAAGAAGCATTAAATACAGCTTTAGATATTAGCGCAGCTACAGGCAAATCACTTACAGAGGTAAGCGCAGCCCTAAGCAGAGGTTTTGCAGGCAACACTACGGGGCTTAGTAGATTAGGCGCAGGACTAAGCAAAGCCACATTAAAGACTGGCAGTATGGAAAAAATCCTCGCCGAATTAAATCAAAAATTTAGCGGTCAAGCAGCAGCCAGATTAGATACTTATGCTGGCAAAATGGATTTGCTAACAGTATCTACGGAAAATTTTAAGGAAGAAATTGGAAGAGGCTTATTAGATGCGTTATCAGCGCTAGGTAAAGATAAAAACATAGAAAGTGCCACAAGCCAAATGGACGCTTTGGGCGCATCTATTGGTGATGCTATTTATGGCGCAGGATTATTAATATCAAAATTAGATGGCCTAGTAAATAAAGTTAGTGGTGGGGGATTAAAAGATTTAATAAAAATTTTACAGCCAGGTTTTTTATTAGGCGAAAAAGGGTTTGAGTTTTTAAGTTCTACAGGCGCAAACGAAAGAATGAAATCTAGTTCCAACTTTACTTATTCACTAGGCTCTAGCGCTACTAAAGATATAGAGCGTGTTAAAGAAATTACTAGGCTAAAGACTTCTAACAAACTACGCCAAGACGAAATTAACAAAATGAAGGCTAAGTCTGAGGTAGATAAACTAGAAGAAAAGTTTAACGTTGAGCGCATAGCCCTAATGAAGGCGTTAGGCGAGGCTACCGATGCTGAGACTAAATTACGCATACAAGCTAAGTTAGCCATCCTAGACAATAATGAGGCCTTGGCTAAAAAATACAGTGCAGAATTAAGCGCAGCTAAAAGTGCTACTGATTTAGCCTTAGCATTTGGTGGGGCTGTATTGTCTTTAAATTCTAGCAAGGCTGATATAACAAAATATCTTAACGACTTAGCGGCTTTGCAAAATAAACAAATAGCAGCTGGCACAACTGTTACAGCGCCTAACCCAGCAGATACTGCCATAGTTTTAAAAAGCGTTGACACTACTTTAAATTCTTTAAAAACTAGCTTACCAAGTCTATTAGAAAGAGTGCAGGCTGGTGCTGCTACATTCGATAGAGGCGATGCTTACATACCATCAAGTGCTATGCCATCGGGTGTGCCGACAACTACTACTGCTCCTGTAATCAACGTAAACGTAGAAGGCAGCCTAACTTCATTACAAGAGTTTGAGACGACCGTTCAAGATCTATTATTAAAGATCTATAAGCAAAACGGAGATTTGGCACCAGCAGGGTTCATTCAATAATGACTGTGCCTGTTGTGAACGCTTATATTAACTTCTCTACTGGGCCAAGTTTTGCTCAGGCGATGATATTAGATTCAGGCATTTTAGATGTAAATATATTGGAAGATTCCACCGCAATAATTGTAGATGTGTCAGATCGAATAAATTACATTCAGAGTAATCGTGGCCGTAATGCCACTGCCGATAAATTTATTACAGGCGCTTTAACCTTACGCATAGTAGATCAAAATGGAGATTTTAACCCGACTAACCCAGCCAGTCCTTATTACACATTTTTGACACCTATGAAAAAGGTGCAGATAAGTGCGACCTATGGTGCTACCACCTATAGTTTGTTTTCAGGGTTCATTACCTCTTATGTCAATCAACAGCCTAAAGATGCCACAGAGGTTGCCTATACAACTATACAAGCTGTAGATGCGTTTAGGCTTGCCCAGAATGCCCAGATATCTACAGTCACAGGGGCTATTGCTGGTGACTTATCAGGCACACGCATTAATCAGATATTAGATGAAATCGACTGGCCAGCGAGTATGCGTGATGTTGACCCAGGCTTAACTACTATGCAGGCAGATCCAGGCACACCACGAACTTCATTAGATGCGATGACTACTGTAGCCACGTCAGAGTATGGGGCATTATATGTAGATACCGATGGCGAGTTTGTATTTCAAGATAGATCGGTAACTGCTGGATCAATAGGTGGCACAGTAACTACATTTAATGATAATGGCACAGGCATTCCATACGCTAACGCAAACTGGAAATTAGATGACACGCTGATCTTTAACTCAGCGCAAATTACTAGGGCAGGTGGTACGCCTCAAACAGCTATAAACCAGCCATCTATTGACAAGTATTTTATACACAGCTACAACAATCAAAACCTATTAATGCAAACCGATGCCGTAGCCCTAGATTATGCCCAGGCTTATGTTGCCAGCCGTGCTGAAACCAGCGTGCGATGCGATTCCATCGAGCTAGACCTATACACAGATAATTACAACGCAGGCATAATTGCAGCCCTAGAGCTCGATTTCTTTGATCCGATCAGAGTAGTCACTACCCAGCCAGGTGGATCTACCCTAGACAAGACCTTGCAGATATTTGGCGTGCAAAACGTCATCACACCCAACAGTTTTAGAGTGGTCTTTACGACCTTAGAACCCGTCATAGACGCTCTAATTTTAAATAACAATATCTATGGCACTTTAGACTATAATGTGCTCAGTTACTAAGGAGTAAAAATGGCAGCAGGATTAGGATTTAAGGACTTTACGACAGGCGAGGTATTAACCGCAGCCGATGTCGATGGCTACTTAATGCAAGGTGTCTGGGTGTTTGCTAGTGCCGCTGCTAGAGATGCAGCTGTAACATCACCACAAGAAGGTAACTTTGCATTTCTTAAAGATACAAACGTAACCACATATTACACAGGCAGTGCTTGGGCAAACTTAGACACAACAGGTATGACAAACCCAATGACTACAACAGGCGACACTATTTATTCTTCAAGCGGATCAACACCTGCTAGGTTGGGAATTGGAACAGCAGGTCAAGTGCTGCAAGTTAATTCTGGTGCAACTGCTCCTGAATGGGCTGCACCTATAACTGGTGGAATGACAGAAATCGGCACTATTGATTTTGCAACTGCAACTTCATTTACTTCAATCCCCGCAACTTATGTTAATTTATTTGTGGTTGTAAAAGGCTTTGGAACTACGACTGCAAATAATCCTAGAGTAAGATTTAACAGCGACAGTGGAAGCAATTATAGTCGAACTGGAATTTACGGAAACGCATCAACAAATGGCTCTGAAAGTTCTATAGATGTTAATCAGATAAACTTAAGTTTTCAGGCTGGCGTTACCACAACGGCAAGCAATGCTTTTGCTATGACTATTTTTGATTACAAAAATTCTACAACTCAAAAAGTATGGAGTTTTAACGAAAAATTTAATGGCGGTGGAACTAATTATTTTGGGTTTTTTCAAGGTTATTACAAATCTACAACTGCAATAAGCAGTATTGAATTTTCTGCTCAAGCTGGAACATTAGAAGGCACTGCAACCCTATACGGAGTAAAATAATGACTAAACCAACAATATCTGAATTTAACTGCGAACTTGGTGAGATAGTAACCCGAGAATTAACCGATAAAGAAATTGAGCAAATTGCTATTGATGAAGCCAATGCTAAAACTGAGTTAGCCGAAGCCGAAGCAAAAGCACAGGCTAAGGCTGAATTACTTGAGCGTTTAGGCATAACTGCCGATGAGGCTAAATTACTCTTAGCATAATCTTGAGGAATTGTGCCGATGAAACCTAAACTATGTGCAGCTGGTGTGCAGTTAAGAGATCAAGTTGATACGTGGTTTCCAGATAGGCGTACTGCCAGTGATGGGTGGGTGGGCGATAGCCGTCACTCCGCCAGAAAATCGGATCATAATCCAGACCAGTTTGGGTGGGTCAGAGCAGTTGATATTGATTCTCGCTTGGGTACACCAGAAGGGATCAGCGCTTATCTGGCTGACCAAATCAGAGTCGCTGCAAAAACCGATAAACGTATATCTTACGTCATCCATAACGGGCGAATATGCTCGAAGATATTAAATTGGAAATGGCGCAAATACAACGGAATTAACCCGCACACGAAACATTTGCACTGTAGTTTTACCAAGCTAGGCGATCTCGATGGAAAACCATTCGACATCCCATTACTAGGAGGCAAAATATGAAGATAAGCGAAAAACAAAAGGCGATACTAAAGTCATACGCACGTGGCGTATTGGTATCATTCTTAACATTCTTAGCAAGTAATGAATTAGGTTTAGACCCAGCGCTGTCTGTAGTAATTGCAGCACTCGCAGGGCCAGCAGCTAGGGCTTTAGATAAATCCGATATTGCCTATGGCATCGGTGCCGATGAAAAATGAGTCCTACAGAATGGGCTGGCTTTGGCGCTGGCGTTATGGCCGTGCTATCAGGCGGGCTAATCGGATTACGTTTCTTAGTTAAAGGCTGGCTTAATGAGTTACGCCCGAATGGTGGCTCTAGTATGAAGGATCAATTAACACGGCTAGAGAAGCGTGTCGATGATCTCTTTATGTTAATTAGTAAGTCATAATTTTAATATGGCAACTACACGTAAACGCAAAAAGATAAATAGGCGCAGGGTGCGTAGAACACCTGACCCATTATCTAAGCTAGAGGTGTTTTATATTGCCAAGCACGAAATGTATAAAGCTGCACGCAAGGCTGGTTTTAGTGAGTCTGTTGCGTTGTATCTAATGGATAGTCCAGAGTCTATGCCCGACTGGGTAGTAGGCGATAAGGGCATTATCCCAGTTATTCCAACTCCTAGTGAGGAAGAAGATTAAGCGCTACTTAGTTATCAGTGATTTACAGGTGCCCTTTCATCACGAAGCAGCTGTAAAAAATGTTATCAAGTTAGCAAGGCGGGAGAAGTTTGATTCAGTATTGGTGGTCGGGGATGAAATTGATTTTAATACAATTAGCAAGTGGGCTGAGGGCACACCTTTGGCTTATCGGCAAACCATTCACGATGATCGGGAACTTACTAAGTCGATACTGTGGGATCTCAGTGAGTACAGCCGAGAGTGCCATATTATCCGCAGTAATCATACTGATCGCCTTTATAACACTTTACTAAAAGTTCCTGGCTTAATTAGCCTACCCGAACTACAGTACCCAGCCTTTATGGGTTTCAAGGATATGGGTATGGAATACCACAAAACCGCCTATGAGTTTCACCCAGGCTGGATGTTAGCCCACGGAGACGAAGGCAATATGTCTCAGCACGCTGGTATTACAGCTCTTAACTTGGCTAAAAAATGGGGTAAATCTGTATTGTGTGGTCACACCCATAGACTAGGTATGAGTGCCTATGCAGAGGGCGTAGGAAGCCATTACAGGGCCTTATATGGGGTTGAGGTAGGTAATCTTATGGATCGCAAAAAAGCCTCTTATTTACGCTATGGAAGCGCTAATTGGCAGATGGGTATTGCTATACTAGAAGCCATAGGTAAGACACTGACACCAACCCTGGTGCCAATAAACAAGGATGGCTCATTTACAGCATTAGGCAAACACTATGGGGCTTAATACAGAGTACGTCGAGCGCACTATTGACGACCATATCGACGACTTCGACGACATTAACGTTATCTAATCGTTATACAAAAACACCCCTAAACTATCCACAAAGTCGTACACAGGTGCAACACTATGCCTGTGCCACAAAATATGTGCGCACAGATAGGGCTATATGTTAAAAGAATGCGATAAATGTCAAGCTAGTTTTGACGTGTTTGAAGAAGGCCACGTTAGTGATTACAACTGGTCTATGTGTGGCAAGTGCTGGATGCAAGAATTAGCATTACGTGGAATGTTGGTGGCTCGATGACACTCGAACTAGCAATATATCTATTTATAGGGCTGAGTATGGTTTCTTGGCTATTACTTATGCGGATTGATGATATGAAGCAGTCTTACTATTGGAGGGGCCGTAAGGATGGCTTCGATATGCACAGACGTATGATCCAAAACAAGGTTAAAACCGATGAGGTCTTTGACTATGACAAAAACTGAGCAACTATTTGCTAATGTCATCGATACCTTGCATCGTAGAGGTGCTGATTATGGGCACCCGATTGCAAATCATAAAAGGATCGCAGAGTTGTGGTCGGCTTACTTGGGCTATCCAATTCAACCAAACGAAGTGGCAATTCTTATGTGTTTGGTCAAGATCAGCAGACAAGCTGAGGATCCAGGAGTCACTGATAATTACACCGATGCGCTTGGATACATCGCGATTGCTAAAACAATAACTGAAGCGATGCAGGATGAGGATGGAGTGTGGGCAGATGGCATTTAACTTAGCAGATTATGAAACAGTCGAAAGTCGACTAGAAAAGTTTTGGAAGGAGTATCCAGATGGAAGATTATCTACAAAGATCGAGCAGGCCACAGACACTAGATACATTGTTAGTGCTCAACTATTTAAGACGGAAGCCGACCCCCAAGCGTGGGCGACTGGCCTTGCTAGTGAAAGCATTAGTGATCGGGGTGTCAATTCAACTTCTGCATTGGAGAATGCTGAGACTTCAGCGATCGGCAGAGCGCTTGCAAATGCAGGTTATGCAGCTAAGGGTAAAAGGGCTAGCCGAGAGGAAATGACAAAGGTTGCAAGTTACTCACCACCAGGATCTAGGGCGAGAGCTGTAGAAAATGTGTTGCGTGCTAGTTTTGCAGAAGACAAACCAACTGTATGGAGTGTTGGTGATGCAATAGAAGCCATACCAGTTAATCCTAAAGCACAAGAATGCAAACACGGCGAGATGATACTTAAAGAAGGTGTGGCAAAGACTGGCAAGAATTACCACGGCTATGTATGCAGTGCTGCAAAGCCTGACCAGTGCGAAGCTAGATGGGCAAAACTTACAGCTGCTGGATCTTGGTTTTTCCCTAGTGATAGCGAGGGAGGTGAGTAAATGGGATATGTTGAAATTATACGTGATGGGTTCACTCTACGTTTAGAAGATGATAAGCGAACCCTCACGCCATCGATTGACCTATGTGTAGCTTGTAATGATGACAGGCTAATACATTCTGGTAATTTCTTGGTTTGCACTCAGTGTCACTGTAGGCAATAAGGATATTACCATAATGCACCCACAATTTCGATGTAACGGATGCAAACGTGATACCGAGTTCCTATGGCTAAATAAGCTGGATACGCCAGAGGGATTTAAGGCTTATCAGTGTATGGATTGTGGTTGCGTTGGCATTAAAAATGTAGTAGAGGCTTTGCATATACCAGACTCGGATATATGTAGATGTGATAAGTGTGGTGGTTGGAAGTTTGAAGCCGTGGTCTGCCACACTTGTCAACTGATTGGAGCAAAGTAATGCCTACATACGAATACAGCTGTAATGAATGCGGCACCTATGGATCAGTGCATAGATCATATGATGATGATAGTGCGCCTATGAGTTGTCCACGTTGTCACTTACAAATGAACAGAATCTATAGTGCACCTGGGCTTATATTCAAAGGTGGCGGTTGGGCCAAGAATGCCTGAGGCCACAGCTGAGGATTGGGCTAAACAAAACAAATTGCGCCAAGAATGGTTGGCTAATAATCCAGATGCTGATTACATAGGATGGACTTCTATATGACGACACGCTGTGTGACCTGCGGTTTTAATAATGGATTTGACAGCACGTGCTAGGCTCTAGTGTAGCAGTGGCTCACAAAGCCACAAGGCGAGCCCGACAGGGAAAGCTCGCAAGGTGCTGGCTAGTTGGGATCGCTCTAGTCATAGTTAATCTTTGCTTTGTAAAGACTAATTCCGTTGCTGTTAATAAACCAACACATTACAAGCAATATGCATTTATACAGCTTAATCATTCATTTACTGAGTTCTATTGCTTAGATGAGTTATATCATCGTGAGAGTAGGTGGAACCCTAAGGCTAAGAATGGTAGTCACTATGGCATACCACAAGGTAGGTCGGTGTACTTGTCTAGGGTTGATGGGTATAAGCAAGTAGAGTGGGGTATTAAGTACAACTTAAATAGATATGGTTCAATGTGTAAAGCATTAGATCATTTCAAGATTAAAGGATGGCACTAATGGGTTATCACGCCATAAGAGGTAAATGCGCCTGTGGGCGATTAGTGAGATCTAAGGGCCGAACCATCACAGGACTACAGATGTGGGATAAACGATGTTGGATGTGTCGATGTGGTGGATATAGAAGACATAAGAAACTACACTGCGAGTCTTGTGGGTTTATAGCATTACATCCAGTGCAACTAGACGTAGATCATATAGATGGCAACAGACATAATAACGATATAGATAACTTACAAACATTATGTGCTAATTGTCATAGATTAAAGACACACATCAATGAAGATCATTTAAAACGATGAGCGAGCGTGAATTAGGTAGTGGCAAGTGGAAGAAGCTACGCATTACCATACTTGATAGGGATGGGTGGCAGTGTGCCCTATGCAATAGACCAGCACACACTGTGGATCATATAATCGCCAGAGTAAAAGGGGGTGATATGTGGAATCCGTCCAATTTACAGGCCCTCTGCAAATCGTGTAACTCATCTAAAGGTGGTCGTTTTTTTAGCCCGAAGGCGACCCCCCCTGCTTTTCTGAAACCTTCTCTCCCTGAGACAGTCCGAACAGTGCCAGACTCACCTTTTAATAAACCTGATACGCTTGATTTCGATGCAAAATGATACGGAAATAAAACAGACCTCACGAGGGGTCGGGCTAATTGGCAGCACTGAGCCTAGAATCCACACGCCCTTACTTAAGGGTAATTCCAAAGCGCAACAGGTTGCAGATCTAGCCGAGAAAATCAACTTACCTTTGATCCCCTGGCAACGTTGGGTGCTAGATGATTTACTAGCTATAGATGATGCAGATAACTGGCGCAAGAAAACTGCGCTAGTGCTTGTAGCACGTCAAAATGGCAAGACCCACTTAGCACGTATGCTAATCCTAAGCCATCTATTCTTATGGGGCTCTAAGAATGTCCTGGGTATGTCTTCTAATCGTAATATGGCATTGGATACCTTTAGACAAGTTGCTTACACTATAGAAGATAACCAATTCTTGAAAGATCAAGTGAGACAGATACGCCTGGCTAATGGTCAAGAATCTATAACCCTACTTAATGGCGCTAGGTATGAAATTGCAGCAGCTACTAGAGATGCACCTCGTGGTAAGACCGCAGATTTTCTGTATATCGATGAGTTAAGAGAGTGGACACAAGAATCGTTTACAGCTGCACTGCCGGTGACTAGGGCAAGGCCTAACGCTATGACTCTAATGACAAGTAATGCCGGTGATGGGTTTAGTACTGTGTTAAATGATCTAAGAGAGCGTTGCCTATCATACCCACCTGAGAATTTAGGATTTTATGAGTACAGCGCACCACAGCATTCTAAAATAAATGATCGTAAAGCCTGGGCTATGGCTAATCCAGCATTAGGGCATTTAATAACTGAGCAAACACTAGAAGAATCCGTAAGCACTAACAGCATAGAAGCTACTAAGACTGAGATGCTTTGTATGTGGGTAGATAGCACTGTCAGCCCTTGGGTATATGGATCAATCGAGCAGTGCAGCGATAGCAGCCTAGAGATACCTGTCGGGCCACAGACAATTATGGCATTTGATATTGCACCGACAAGGCGATCTGGGGCGCTCGTTATGGGTCAAGTCAAAGATGGGAAGATAGCAGTCGGATTAGCACAGCTGTGGCATAGCGATATAGCAATAGATGAAATTAAGATGGCTAGTGACATAAATGAGTGGGCACGTAAGTATCATCCACACACTATCTGCTATGACAAGTACGCCACGCAAACTATTGCTACCAGATTAGAGCAAAGCGGATGGCGAATGGTTGATGTATCAGGCCAAGCGTTTTACCAAGCGTGCTCAGACCTTGCCGATGGCTTGGCTAATAACCGAGTAGTCCATTCTGGGCAGGCAGAGCTAGTACAGCATTTAAATAATTGTGCCGCTAAGACTAACGATGCTGGCTGGCGCATAATACGTAGAAAATCGGCTGGCGATGTTACAGCCGCCATATCACTAGCGATGGTTGTAAGTCAATTAACTAAGCCACAACAAACCGCACAAATCTTTGTCTAACTTGCACCATTAGTCCGATTTATGGTATAAAGTATACCTATGGGTCTTTTGTCTGCTTTGGGTATAACTAAAAAAACTGAAACTGTCCAAGCGCAAAATGCCCCTGCCATTATGGACACGGCCTATGGCTATGGTTCATTTACAACTGGTGTTGGCAATTTCCCTGGTGGATTAGATCGCAACTTAGCGATGCAAGTACCAGCAGTCAGCCGTTGCAGAAATCTTATAGCTGGTGTAGTTTCTTACTTGCCATTAAAACTTTACAAAAAGTCTAATGGTGAGGCGTTGGGGAACCCTCTTTGGATAGACCAACCAGACTATCGACAACCTAGATCCGTCACAATATCCTGGACTGTCGATAGTTTGTTGTTTTATGGTGTTGCTTATTGGCGTGTTACAGAATTATATGCAGATGATTTAAGACCATCACGATTTGAGTGGGTCGCTAACAATCGAGTTACATTTACTACAAATAAATTTGGCACAGAAGTTGATGCTTATTTTGTTGATGGCGTTGCCGCACCGATGAGTGGCATTGGTTCGCTTATCACATTCCAGGGTTTAACACAAGGCGTATTACAAACTGCAGCACGCACAATACAAAGCGCATTAGATATTGAAAAGGCCGCAGCTGTATCAGCTCAAACCCCAATGCCATCTGGTTACATTAAAAACACTGGAGCAGATTTACCAGAGCAGCAAGTATCAGGATTATTAGCACAATGGAAGCAAAGCCGACTAAATAGATCTACAGCATATTTAACTTCTACTTTGTCTTACGAAACTACAGGCTTTAGCCCTAAAGATATGATGTATAACGAAGCCCAACAATACCTAGCAACACAAATCGCTAGAGCGATGAACGTACCTGCTTATTACATTTCAGCAGATATGAATAACAGTATGACCTATCAAAACATTATTGATGGTCGCAAAGAGTTTGTTGCTTATTCATTACAGCCATTTATTTGCGCTATTGAAGACCGCCTATCTATGGATGACATAACCCCACGTGGCCACGTTGTTAAATTTGCTATCGAAGAATCGTTTTTAAGAGCTGACACGATGAAGCGCTTAGAAGCATTAGAGAAAATGATTAACTTAGGCTTAATCGATGTTGAACAAGCCAAAGAAATGGAACAAATGACACCTAACGGGAGAGAACAAGACGATGATACTTACATTCAGTAGCCAGGTAGAAGCTGCGGATACAGAGCGCAGAATAATTGCTGGCAAAATTGTGCCATTTGAAGAAGTAGGCAATACCTCAGTAGGTAAAGTGGTCTTTGCTAAAGGCTCTATCGAGATCGGTGACCCAGGCAAGGTTAAGATGCTTATGCAACACAGCGCAGAGCGCCCTATTGGAAGAATGCAAAAATTTAACCAAGCAGATGATGGCATTTACGCATCATTTAAAATTAGCGCATCAATGCAGGGGCAAGATGCTTTAATCCTTGCAGGTGAGCAGTTAATCGATGGTTTGTCAGTTGGTGTAGACGTTAATAAGTCTATACAGAAAAAAGATTATTTATATGTAACTAGCGCAACTCTAAAAGAAGTTAGCCTAGTCGAATCACCTGCATTCAGTGCAGCGCAAGTAACTAAAGTTGCTGCTAGCGAAAGCGAAGCAGAGACACCAATCGAAACTAAAGAAAGCGAGGCTCCTGTGGAAGATTTAGCAACAGCGCCACAAGAAGCAAAGGCAGAGGCTGCTACTCCTACAGTAGAAGCCGCACGCCCAGTAATTACAACACCAGTTATCCAAACATCTATCCGTACGCCAATTACATCTATGGCTGCTTATACAGAGCATAAGATCAAGGCTGCATTAGGTAATGATGATTCAAAACTGTACGTAGCTGCAGCAGATGATTCATTTGCAACAAACCCAGCATTTTCTCCAACTCAATACCTAAGCGAGTTTGTAACTAACACACGCTTTGGCACACCAGCAATCGATGCTTGCTCACAAGGCACACTACCAACATCAGGTATGTCTATTTCAGTACCTTCATTGGTTACCAGCGTTGGTGGCGGTTCAGGTGTTGCACCAGAAGTTACTGTAGAAGCAGAAGCTGGCGCAGTACAAAACACAGGTATGGAAACTCAGTACCTAACTGGCACAGTATCTAAGTATGCTGGTATGAACACACTCTCAGTTGAATTACTAGAGCGTTCAGACCCTAACTTCTATGCAGAGCTAACAAAGCAACTTGAGTACGCATATTTAAAGCGTTTAGATCAGACTGTATTAGCAGCTTTGATTCAAGCAGGTGCTAATGGTACAAATACAACTGCAGACCTTGATGGTATTGTTGCATTCGCAACAGAAGGCGCACGTACTATCTACACAAACACTGGCTATTTCGCACAGAATTACATTGCTAACCCAGCACAATGGGGTGCGTTAATTGGTGCGCAAGATACAACAAAGCGCCCAGTATTTAATGCGTTACAACCAATGAACGCAGCTGGACAAGTTACACCATCATCTATTCGTGGCAACGTGCTAGGACTTGATCTATATGTAGACAAGAACTTCACAGCAACTACATTTGATGATGATTCAGCGATTATCCTTGCACCAGAGGCCTTCACTGTATATCGCTCAGCGCAAAATTTTATGAGCGTAAACGTAGTATCAAATCTACAAGTACAGGTTGCTATCTACGGATATATGGCAACAATCGCCAAGATGCCTAACGGAATCTTGAAGTACAAGAAGACCTGATAAGACCCGTTAATCAATGAGTAATCCCCTGGGGTTTAGTAGCCCTAGCCCTGGGGGAGTTTTTAAGAGAGGAATACAATGCCAGCCGTCTACGTGACTACAGCTGAATTACGCTCGAATCTTGGAATTGGCACTTTGTATACCGATGCAACAGTAGAAGAAGTTTGCCAAACTGCAGAAGATTTAATTAACCAGTATCTATGGTTTAACACTGCCCCAGTAGTAGCTACATCATTACAAGATAACGTGGCAACACTTATGCTTGCTAATCCAAACGCATTCGCTGCGACACAATCAATAGTGGTAAGTGCTTGCGGTGCCGTATTTAATGGCACGCACACAATCACTGGCACAATTCCACCGACATCTGGCACTACTAGCCTGATCCCAGTATTTATGTATAACTATGGCCAAGTCAATTACCCTAATGGTTATTCATTTGTGCAATACAACAAGACAGCTGCAAACCAAACATTTCACAAGGTAGTTCCTTATGGATTAGTTACTGGTTCAGACCACAAAACCCAATCTTATGCGACAACCCCAGCAATACGTGAGGCAGCGATGATCGTTGCTGTAGACATCTGGCAAGCAAGACAAGTTAGCCAGACTGGTGGGGTCGGTATGGATGGGATCTCTGCCAGCCCTTATCGGATGGGTTATCAGCTGATTAACCGAGTGCGTGGTCTCATCCAGCCGTATTCAAGTCCAGCATCACTGGTGGGCTAATGGCAGCGATCTCGACCCTACGTGGCACACTAGCAACAGCTTTAACAAACAATGGCGTATGGTCAACCTTTGCATTTCCGCCCAGCAATTTGCTTGCAAACAGCGTGGTGGTCACACCCTCAGACCCCTACATCGTGCCAAGCAATAATAGCCAAACAAGCATCGCACCCCTGGCTAATTTTAAGATTTTAGTAACCACACCTGCATTTGACAATCAAGGCAACCTATTAGGCATAGAGAATTTTATTGTGGCAGTAGTAACTAAACTAGCGGCATCGACCCTGGTTTACAACATATCAAGTGTCTCCGCTCCAGCTATAACCAATGCAGCTAGTGGAGATTTATTAACATCAGAAATAACTGTATCAATCCTAACGAGCTGGAGTTAAAATGAGCACACACGAAGAAGACTTAGCCTTCTTGAAAAAGACAGGCCAAATAGCAAGCGC